AAGCAGAAGCAGAAGAAGAAGCAGAAGAAGATGCAGAAGAAGATGCAGAGGAAGAAGCAGAGGAAGATGCAGAGGAAGATGCAGAGGAAGATGCAGAGGAAGAAGCAGAAGAGGAAGAAGATGCAGAAGAGGAAGCAGAAGAAGAAGCAGAAGAAGAAGCAGAAGAAGATGCAGAGGAAGAAGAGGAAGAAGTTTATGAAATTGTCATTAAAAATACTACTTATTTTACAACAAATGAAGAAAATGGAGATATTTATGAATGTGTAGACGGAGATGTTGGTGAAATTGTAGGCAAGTTTAAAAATAAAAAACCAGTATTTGCGCGACGAAAATAAATAATTATAAAATCACGTAATATCTCTTGTACTCGTATTGATTACACTGTGAATCGATATAATTGTGGTTAAGCGATGATTCGATGATTACATAAAAATAAAAGTATATAAATTTTTTACAAATTAAAGAAATAATAAAAGTGTGTTAATTTTTATTATTTTTATAATTATATATTATATATATTTTATAATTTATATTTTTTGGTATTTGAAATTAATATTATGATTGTCGAATACATTTGTCCGCCCGCCATATTATATTTAGCTTTTTCCATCACTCAAATTGTAATTGATATGTTTAGGGGTGATGCAAGCACAGCATTCTTGAAATTCATTGTGATGATTATATTCACAGTGGTTCTAAACATTTTATGTGCTGCTGGTTTGGGAATCATATCGTGGTTTATTGTCTTTATACCATTTATTTTAATGACATATATTACTACCGTTTTAGCTTTTGTTTTTGGAATTCCAAAAAAGGATAATCTTCGTCCTGAACGTAAATCTCGTGAAGACCATGAACATGAACGTAACCACGGCATTGTAGGCGGGTGCGCTGGAACGCGTTATGGTTGCTGCTATGACGAGGTAACAGCAAGAGTAGATTACAGCGGTTCAAATTGTCCACACCGTCGGCATCGACATGAACCTAAACCTCATCCTGAACCCAAACCGCATCATAAAAAAGGTTGTGAAAAAAAACAATATGGATGTTGTGAAGATGGTGTGTCGACAAGACCTTGTCCTCAAGGAATGGTGCCAATACCATCCAGTTCGAGTAGTTCTGAACCAGCTATTGTATCATCAATCGAATCGGTGGAGTCTAAATTAATTGGCGGTTGTGCTGGAACCGAATTCGGTTGTTGTTCAGATGGAAAAACATACGCGATCGCAAAACAATGTAAAGGTGAAACAAGTCCTGTGATATAAAGAAACAAATATAAAATAAATATATTTTATTTAAAATATATAAATATAATATATTATATAATTATATAACCCAATTTCATTTGGATATAATGAACGCAAACAAAATGAACACATTTGTTTTTTGTAAAAAGTTAAAAGATATGTATGGAAATAGTTGCAGTGAGTTTGCAGTTGCAGAAATAGAAGAAGCTACACTTTATTATTTCATTCCAATGTTATTTGGCGCATCATGTATTATTTATTTTAAAAATAATAAAAATATTCTTTCTGAAATTTTATTTCAAGTTTGTTATAAGTCATTTTTAGTGGCAACAAAATTGTCGAATGCATGTAAAAGAATCAGAAATTTTTTTATTTCACCAATTTCTGTTGATATTACTGCAAAAGCATACATTTACGACGAAGTGAAAGTAATTAAAGATGGAGTTCGATGTGCATCTTTTGAAACAATGCAAACATTCAAAAATTCGCATTATTTAGGAAATCCGAATGAATATTATGATTTGGATGAAGATGTAGAAGATTCTAGTTCTTCTTCATTCGACTCGGATCTTGTTAGTTCTTCTTCACCTTCTTCGCCTTCAATTTCATCATCATCATCCTCACCATCATCCTCATCCTCATCCTCATCACCATCATCACCATCATCGTCATCGTCATCTGAAGATTCAACAATATTGTCAGAACCATTATATATTATAGACAAGAATGAAGATGATACTACAGTAGAATTCAAAAATTTTGATTTTATTATGCATACAAGTTATAAATATCCCGAATCGAATGAAACAATGAAACAAAATTATACAAAGGTATTTAGAAGATTTACAAATGACGATTATAATTCGGATAAAACCAAATATCAAGTATCAACATGTGAAATGATTCTTTGTACTTTACGAATCGGTGATAGTATTCACGACGATGGCAATGATGATGAGGAGCCTGGTGAAGAGTATGAAATCGATATACAAAAACCTTACAACTTCAACGTTGTCGGAAATTTTATTTTAGATGAAAAATTTGTGCATTGGTACATGTTGAAAAAATACAATTACAGAATGGAAGATTTTACAAACTATCAAATTAAGTGCATAACAAAAGATGTTAAATTAATTCATCTCAGTCGACATTCTGGCTTATTTGTGCGTTTGAATGATTACCAGCAAGTGAAACAAGATATTCAGTAAATTAAATGATATTGAAATTGTTTTGTTCTATAATATTAATTATATTTTAAAAATCAATATAAATATATTATTTTATTAAGTTATTATGGCATCGTTCGAAGCAATTCAAACAACGTCGAGAGAGGAAGGAAATCAACGCCGCAAACAAATCATTACCACCAATAATAAAAATATGACTACTGTAAAGTCGTGTGATAATACAAATATAAATATTTTCAAAAAAGGTTCAGTTCCAACGCCAAGTCCAGATTCCAACTCCACAAAAGATGTTTCAAGTTTGCATGAGCTGTCGGATGCCTGGATTCTATGGGCACATTTGCCTCACGATACCGATTGGAGCTTAAAAAGCTATATGAAAATTTATGAATTTGATACTGTAGAACAGGCGATCACAATCACGGAAACGCTGCCGCCCGTTTTAGTCACCAACTGCATGCTGTTTTTGATGCGAAAGGGTATTAATCCGATTTGGGAAGATGAGCGAAACCGTAATGGCGGTTGTTTCTCATACAAAATTCCAAACAAAGATGTCCCTGATGCATGGAAACAGCTTTCGTATTCGCTTGTTGGAGAGACCATGTCCGATAACAATAAATTGTTGCCGCACATCAACGGAATCACTATCTCTCCAAAAAAGAATTTTTGTATTATAAAAGTATGGCTCGCAAATTGCTTGTTTCAAGATGCGGCCGTCATTCGCGAAGTCCATGGAATCACCTCACACGGTTGTTTATTTAAACGACACGTACCCGAGTACTAATTTTCATTTCTTGAATAAAAATAAAATATTTATTTTTTTATCTTTTTTTATTTTCTTCATATAAATAAATATATAAATAAAATAAAAAAAATAAATATGAGAAGTTCTCGAATTAAGGCTTTTAACGCACGATCTGGGGGTTCTATTAGTTCTAGTACTGTTACTAATATCTCTTCTAATAAACAGATGATTATATTAAGAATGGATATTAGCAAAAAATTTATTCTTGGCGGCAGATTCATTTTACCTGCATCGGTCTTTTCTAATTTTACCCTCGGCAATAATTATAGAATACGTATTCGTACGGATAAAATAAGTGAACAATTTACAGATGGTATAGTAGTAACTGCTAAAAAAAGTAATGATGCTGGTATGATTAATTTAAATATTAAACCTACTACTATTGATGTTAATGATGAGTGTATAACCAATTGTATTGATATTGCTAATCAAATTGAGTATGCCGCCACTAAACTCAACGACGAAAAAGGAGGCGAATACTCAGATATAACTAAAGTAAGTGAAGAAACAGGAATAGGAGGTGGATACAAAATTAAAAATTATATAATAAATACATTCAATTTATATGATAATACAGGAAGTTATAATTTATTATTAGAATACCCACCTTGACCGGTTTTTTTGACCGGAAAACTAAAACTTGATAACAAAATGGTAGTCACCAATTTGTTTTTTATCTCGAATGTATCTGCTCATTTTTGAAGCACATACATTCTCTGAAATCGCTGCGTCTGCAATACTGTCCCATGTTCCAATAAGCTCATTGGTTTTGATTTCGCGTTTTTCTACTACTTTTCCGGTTGTATTTTTGTTTGATTTCTGGACCTGTTCCGTTTGTTTGATGTAATCTTCCATCAGCGATAACCCATAATATCCTTCATTGACTCCATATTCTGTCCACACGGTCGCTTTCAGTGCATAAGGAAATGTATTCTAATATCCTTTTAGTTCCTTCAATTCGACTTCATCAGGTGCGCATTCGCGATGGACGGACTGTTTCCATTTTTTATATTCTCTTAATAACACGGAATTCAAAATTTTGCCAGTGTCTGAAAACTTGCACATTTGAAATAAAAATGTTTCGACTGGTGGCGCATCGACAGTCGCGAATTTCTTTTTATACTCTGCTTCTCTCAGCTTGATTCCAATATAACAATGCGCATTTTGTTTGTTGATCGTCATGCGCTTCGGCTGAAATCGCGTATCCATATAACTTTTAAATGCGTGGAATATTTCTTTTTTGGGTTTGGATTGTCTCCAAAGGCGAAATCGTCCTTCCAATTGAACCGATGACTCATACACGTCCGAACGAACAATGCATTCGGCGGAAACAAACTCATTAAATATTGCCGTTAACTCGGCACTGTTGACCATTTCATTTTTCACCTCTTCCTCATTTATTTCGGGTTCCGGGAAAACGGTTTCGTCATTTTCTTCTTTACGGAATGATTCAATTATTGCTTTTTGTTTTTTCACAATTTCTTCAAGTTTATCGATTTGAATTTTAGCTTTATTATAATTTCCCGTCATCAATTCAAAATCTGTCGATAAAGTATCATTTTGGCTACGCAGCGTTTTGATCTCATTTTCCATTTTTAGAAAATTCTCCATACATAATTTTCTCGAATCGATAATGTCTTGAATATATTTTTTAAATTTATCAATTGTCAAATTCACTTCGTCATATGCAACGATTTCGGTTTTGCATTTATCATTCACTTTAATCATGCGTAAATGTTTTTGAATTTTTGGGTGCTTCTTCATGAGATTCTCAATCTCGGTCTTGTTTTGCACTCGAAACGCACACACCAACTTGAAATTTATATACTTTTTGCGGTGGTCCAGCACTCGAGTCGACAAGTCGTTTGAAATACCAAACTTTATTAACTTTTCTCCTTTTTCATTCGTGTTGTCAATTGTCCCGAAATAAATACACTCAGTATTCTGCGGAAACTGTGAAATAATCACTTGTTCAACCGCGCGGTTTTTTTCTTTTTCTTTTGCGGTTTCAAGGGATGCTAGCTCTTCTTGTTTTTTATCGATTTCTTTTTGCATATTATAAATACCCGTAACTCGAATTTCCTTTATAACATCACAAACCCAATTTTGAAACTTTTGGGCAATTGGCTTCCTCGATCGAAACAGCACTTTATATAATCCTTTTTCTGTTAAAAAGGTTATATCTTGTAATCTTCCCGTGCCGTCCGTAGTGTGTACAGCACGCTTTTCTGATTCGTCAAAATCAACAATTGATGTTCTTATATTACTTATATCTAGTACTACTCCAATATCACTTGCTCGAAAGAGCGGGTCATCTAACGTTCCCTTTATAATGATTTCTGTGTGCAAATCATTTTCATTAAATGCTTTTACTATATCCATTTTATTTGGTGTTGTAATACTATAATTTACACCATCTCTTTAAGTTCATTTTAATTATAATATTTAAATTAGTATACTTACGTATGCATACTAAAGGGAGTGTATACCTATGCACTCCCTTTGTTTGCTCATCCGATAGGCAAAGCAAATAATTATTTGAATGATAAATATTTGTTTTGCTCCTGAACCTTCAGTAACAATCGTAAAAAAAAATATATTTGCTCCGCTTACTTGTGGAGCAAACATACGTATTACTTTTTTTGCTCACGAACCTTCGTGAGCAAAATCTGCTTTTGCCGTTGCTTTTGCTTTTTAAAATCAAAAGCAGTCCTACTTACCATTTATTTTTTCGCACATTAATTTTAGGTCCTGAACCCTTTTTGTTAATGTTTTTCGGGTCATATGACTCCTCTTCATCATCAGAATTTAGATCCTTGCTCATCTCCCAGAATTCTTTACTACCGAGTTTAAACGGTCCGTGCTGTTGCGCCTTGTACCAGAAAATTTGGTCCTGTAGCTTATTCGACTTGGCATTGTTATTTATCACCAAACACTCGTAGTTTTCAGTACATTGATCCATCACCTGACAAAAGGATTCAAACGTCGGAAACATACCAGCATAATTCTCATAGATACGTTTTCGGTTACCTATATACGGCTCTCGCAGGATAAATACGTAATCAATGTTGGTTCTCAAATTGGGCGGAATGCCTAAAGGATATTGCATTGTGATGACCAGCATAATCTTCCAATGACGGCCGTTCATGAAGAGGAGGCGCATCATAGTGTCGCGGGTCCATTTATTATCGAACAAGCAATCATCGAGAACGACAAAGGTTCGGGGGTCTATGGTGCTCCGTTTGTATGATTCCATTTCTTTTTTCACTTGTTTCAGGACTGCTTTTTGTCGTTTCAGGATATTTTCAATGATGGCGGTGTTGTATGCGTCATGGATAAAAAGTTTCGGCACGTGTTCTCCGAAGAATCCGTTTCCGGCTTCTGTTCCTGAAATGACGGTTCCGATGGGGATGTCCTGGTGGTAATACATGAGGTCTTTTACCAAAAAACTTTTACCGGTATCACGACGACCGATGAGGACGATAACGGGACCTTTATTTTCGTCGGGTCTAAAGCTGATGGAGCGCATATCGAATTTTCCTAATTCTAAATTCATTTGGATTTGGATTTTTTTTAGAATGGATAAAGTAGAGAGAAGAGAGAATAATAATAAATGTTGAATAAATATAAAATATGAGATAATAAAATAATATATTTGATTAAATTAAACTTATTTTTTTTAATTTAATATCTTGATATTTGAAAATATATAAAGATATTTTCATTTTTATTTTTATAATAAAATGAGAAAAGCTACATATGTTCTTGAAGTTTTAGAATTTATTACAGAAAAAGAAGGAGATAATGGTTGGTTAGCACAAGGTGGGAAGATTAAACATATTGGTTATATGAAAGGACATTTTAAAACAAAAAATGATGCTGTTTCATATTATGATAGACATAATCCACATATGAGGTCATTGAATGCTCATAATACTTATGAAAGTGATTGGGACCCAAATACAAAATTACTTTATATTGTAAGAGAAGATTATCATATAAATGCAACAATAGATTGTTTTTCTATCGATGATAACCCTTTTTGTGAAATCATTAATGGAAGTGTAAGTATTAAAGGCGAATGGTTAAAATAATGTTTTTTAACACAATATAATATTAATAATATAATACAAAACAATGTCAACAAAAAAATATAGAAATGGTAAAAATTGTAAAACAAGGAAGAGGTTTTTATACAATCCAGATGATCCTAAAAAATCATTTGATGTGTATATTGATAAAAATCCGAGGGATACGATACATATAAAGTATACGACGATTGATGATGTGAAGACGACAATTCGCAAATTGGAACGGCTTTATAAGGATAAAAAATATCCGCATAAACGCATATGGCAAGTAGGAATGATTATGAAAGTTCGATTAGAAGTACTGAAAAATAAAAAACCAAAGGAGTATCATTTAGCTAAAAAATATTTTGATTTTCTTAGTAAAAGAACAAGAATGAATGAAACGGATCGTTATAGAGCAACATTTAAAGTATAAGAAATCTAAAAATCTAAAAACTAAATATTCTTCTGAAAAATAAGTTTAAATACTTGTATTTTTCTATGTATAGACAGTATTAATTTGATTTTGTATTTTTACATATTTTATAATTTATTTTAATTCAATATTATTCTCTCTATCTCTCTAAAAAATGTCTTCTAAAAAAGAAAATAAATGCACATTTGAACTATATTATCAAAAGCCAAGGAACGAGAATCTTCTTAAAAATTTAGAAGAAACGCGCATGGGACTTTCTCATTGTCAAAATTTCATTCCATTGTATTCCACATTTTTTTCATTGAATGATACAAATTATAATTCTATTAACTTGAATCAAACATTCAGTATACAATCTATTGTTTACAATGAATCTACTATCGGATCTGAAGAACGCCATTTTAAAAATATGGCAACTGCAAGTGTTAAAAAATGGGACAATGATGAACATGTGAATGAGGTTCCTGTTTTTTTCAAATTCTCTCCTCTTTTAGATCCTATAAAATATCTGGCAGGTAGTTATGACACACAAAATGAAGCGCTACTCCGACTTCCAGAGTTGCATTCTCTGCCAATTCCATCATCATCTAATTCTAATTCTGATAAAAATGAAGCAAAAGAAAAACATTATTGCCATTCGAAAGTGCTAGATCCAAATAACTCGGCATATGTGGATGGATTTTTTTCTTATTTATCTAGTCAGCTCTTGTATACGCATGATTTTATACATGGCATCGATTTTTACGGCTCGTATTTGGCGATCCAAAAAGATTTTACAGTAAACATCTTTGACGATCAAGAGTATTTGATGAAGAATGCGTTTTTTAAAGACAAGAATGGAGAACTATTTTATTATGATGAATCAGAATGTGAAAAGTGTTTTGAGTGGAATCAAGAGAGAAGAGAGAATAATAGAAAACAGACCGCATCTAAAAATTCTAAAATAAAAATAATGAATTCGGTCGAAATTATTGCGGAAGAGTTGCATGACAGTCCAGATAAATGTGAGAAAAACATACTGGAAGATGGTGGCGCATTAGTTGACGTATCTAATTCCGATATTTTTAATATTGTAGAAACAGAAAAAGAAGAACAAATGAATCAAACATCAAATTCAAATATTGGTATTGAGTTATGTGACCTTGACGATTCGTCATCGTCTTCGTCATCCTCGTGTTCTTCTCGTTCTTCTCACACAACAAATGAATCTCTTTATAATATGAGCGATAGTGACTCCATGAGCCAAAGTGGCGATGGTAACAGCGAAAATCATAGCGAAAACGGGTCTGAAGAAGAGGAAGAGGAAGAGGAAATTTTGAATGCCACTATTTACAATTTTCCAGTAGAAGTCATTGCGCTTGAACGCTGCAAGCAAACGCTTGATGACTTGATGGTAGAAGATGCACTCTCTAATGAAGAATGGGAAGCCGCACTCATGCAGATTGTAATGACGCTGGCAACCTATCAAAAAGCGTTTGCATTTACACACAATGATTTGCACACCAATAATGTCATGTTCAACGAGACCGATAAAAAGTTTATATACTATTCGTTGAATCATAAGTTTTACAAGGTTCCGACGTTTGGTAGAATATTTAAAATTATTGATTTTGGTCGAGCCATCTACAGATTTAATTCAAAACTGGTGTGCAGTGATAGTTTTCACAAAAGCGGAGATGCTGCGACTCAATATAATTGTGAACCATATTATAATGATAAAAAACCGATTGTTGAACCGAATTATAGTTTTGATTTGTGTAGATTGGGATGTTCTCTTTTTGATTTTTTTATTGACGATGTTGATGATGTTGAAATCGAGTGTAAAAACAGTCGTTTGGTTAGGACAATTGTTGATTGGGTTACAGATGATAACGGGCGAAACATTTTATATAAACAAAGCGGTATTGATCGGTATCCGGATTTTAAATTGTATAAAATGATTGCAAGAACGGTTCATAATAAAGTTCCATCACAACAATTACTAAAACATGCAATATTTACACAGTATGAAATTCCACATAAAAGTGTGAAAAAATCAATGACAGTACTAGACATTGATGCAATTCCAACCTATATTTCATGTTGTCATTTATTTTAATTTAAATTTATTTTAATAATAATAATAGTATTAATATATATATAATTAATACTATTTTATAATAATATATTCTAGTACGCGCGCGTGATCCGATGGACCGTTGGGATATTGTTTGTGGTGTAAATTTTACGGATCGGAATGTTAACTGTTTTAGTACAAACCCTCCACTACAAGCGGCTCTCGTACCTTTAATAAATAGATTTGTGAATAGACTTTTACACGAATCTTTAGCAAACCCGAGAGTTACCCCTCAAAAAGTTATTAAATTAAAAAAAGGAATATTTTTTTTATCTTCATCTTCTCAATATTATGACCTTTTTCTTCAATACATGACACAAGCCACACCCGTAAATGTGGATGTTGGCGGCGTTCTTACACCTGTATTCAACGTCAATTATTTGCCAGATGTACGAGATGGAAACATTATTGCAGGTAATGTAGATCTAAGAGTTGTAAGATTGTATGTGTCATTTATTTCTTATCATATGACGTCATTAATGGGATGGTTGAGAGATCCGATAGGAGACATGTATGGGAATGTTTTATCACCGGGATCAACATTACGAGGTGTTTATCAAAGCGTTTTGCCAGACAATGCCAAAGTTCCGCAAAATGTTCAAGAAGCTTGTGTTAACCAACTTGGAAACACGATACAAAAAATATATTTTACACGCGGTGTTTTATTTTTCTCGATTGGCGGAGACTACAATGACCGACCCGGATATGTTACAAATTATAACGCAAATATTGAAACGCAGAATCCTCCCGTTCCGTTAGGACACATTATTTGGAATAATACTGATCCATTAGCATCGACCCAAATATTTATTTCAACATTTGACAAAAATGGATTTGACACAGAGCTTATTCTTCAGTCTACCAATGTCATACGAATTCGAAGTATAGTAACCGTCGATTTTCAGAATTGGCAAGTGACAGGACAGCCCATTGTTGTAAGTGACCACTATGTGCAATTTAATGTTACTCTCACCGACGGTACATGGCGCCCGCATCAAAATGAAGAGTGTAGAGTGTTTTTAATGTCGCCTGATCAAACGGTTCCAACATATCGAGATGAGTTGACATCGGAAATAAAACAATTTACAACAAATGTTGGCGGTAGGAAAAAAAGACAAAATAAAAGTAAACGTAAAAAACAGAAAGTTTCAAATAAAAAATCCAGATTTTCAAAACGCCGTTATCGCAAGTATCGTAAATAAATGCAAGTAAAATGAATAAATTAAAAAGTATAAAATAATTTAAGTTATTTTATAATTATAAAATTATAAAATATTTATAAAGTATAATATTAATATTTAATATATCAAAAAAATCATCGAAAAAAAATAAAATGGTTTCAAATACCCTTGTAAATACTCCAAGACAGAATGCTCCATTAAACTTTAGGACATCTAATTCTTTAACCACGACCAAAGTGCCTCATTATGCTACAAAGGTCGATACAGCAAACAGTTCCGTCCCTGGTCTTCATCGCCCAAATACGAATGGCGTTCCTTCCAATATAAATCAGCACGATTTTCAAGGTCCAGAATTTAAAGCGCGACCGCTAAAACATTGGAGACGCCAACACATTCCCACTTCAGTTGCCAATGCAATGGATGCGGTAACGGGTGTAATTACAAATCCTGATGCTTACGTTGCTTCATCGTCATCTGGTCGACGAACCGCAACGGTTGGTCTTCTCATGGATCGTCCGGGTGCAGTTTCATACCTAGGTTTGAATTCCGACTGCAAATGCGTTGAACCTGGTGGCAATTCATATACGATTAGCGAACATTTCAACTCTGCTCCAAAAGCATCAGGAACCATTGTTGAAAATAAGGGGTCAGTAAGCATTGGAGACGCGTATGAAATCAATACCGGCATTTATGCAACCAAATGTATTGGCTGTAATCCAGAAAACAATGTTATGCGAAGTGCGTCGACGCTTCTAAGTCGAGCGTATTATTCTGATACCACAGGGTATTTAAAGTCGCGCTGTAAAACGTACCAACAAAATGCGTCGATTAATCGCGCAGCGAATGTCCAGTATACTGGTGCTGACTCTGAACTGTTATGGCCAACCAGTAGTGCAACTGGTCCTCAAGTGTATCGAACCAATGACACGTATCAACCGCGCGTAAAT